AAAACAATACAATAGTTTTAAATTTTAGCAATGATAAAGTACCTGAATTTTTAGAGGTACGAGGTAAGGACTGGATTAAGTACGGAGAAAACAACGACTATCCAAATTACTTAGTTACTCTCTTTAATCGGTCGGCTAAACATAACGCAATAGTAACTTCAAAACAGTTGTACATTTGCGGTCAAGGGGTGCAATTTAATGCTGAAGGGTTGCCACCTGAAAAGATAGCAAGCACACAAGCGTTTATTCAATCACCAAATCAATACGAAGACCTTAACGAGTTAAATCGTAAAATTGTTTTGGATATGGAGTTGTTTGGTGGGTTCTATCTTCATGTAGTTAAGACAAAAGACCGCAAAGGTATTTCAGCCGTATATCATTTAGATTACTGCAATGTACGGTCAAATAAAGATAATACTTGTTTCTACTATTCTGATGAATGGTTGAACGAACAAGGCGAAGATAATCCACGTGTAGACCCAAAGAAATACATAGCATACGGAAGCAAAGAATGGGAAAAAGCCAAAGAAGGTGTTATGTACGTAAAGCAATACAGGCCAAATGTTGCCACTTATGCTTTGCCTGATTACATCGGAGCAGTAAACGCTATTATAACAGATGCTGAAATAGCAAACTTCCACAGGGCGGCTATTCAAAACGGTTTCCAAGGCGGAACAATGATAGTGTTCAAAAACGGTCAGCCTTCTGATGAGGAAATGGCAACGATTGAACGCCAAATAAAAAAGAAATTTACCGGCACGGATAGAGCAAATACATTCGTTATTGACTTCGTAGACGATCCTACACGAACTCCTGAGATTATCCCGTTAAATGGCAATGATTTTGATAAGCGTTATGATGCTTTAAACGATACTATCCAACAGGAAATATTTGTCGGTCATAAAGTAACAAGCCCTATGTTATTCGGGGTAAGGGTTGAAGGACAATTAGGCGGGCGTAACGAAATGGCAACGGCTTATTCGTTATTCCAAAACACCTATATAACTCCGAAACAAATATTAATCGAAGCTGTATTAAATGAGTTGGTAGGATTAAGCGATAGAATAACAATTAAACCTGTTGAGCCTATCTTGCCTGATTTCAGCGAACAAACCTTATTGCAGATATTGACTAAGGACGAAATGAGAGAGATAATCGGGCGTAAACCTTTAAAAGTAGAACAACCCGCTGCATCAGGATTTTGTAAGCATACATTTGCAAAGGATGACGATATAAAGGACTTAGAAGTATTTGCTAAGTTTGGCAGGTCAAGTGATGACTACATGAGCGTAAAGAATGTAAAAGCTATGTTCAGCGTTCAGGAAATGGATGGCGTGCAGCATCAAATGTTTGCCTTAACCAAAACTGAAAAGGCTATTTTAGACTTATTAAAGACAAGCCCAGATGCAAGTGCTAAAGATGTGGCAAAATACCTTAAGATAACTGAGAAAGAGGCCACAGATATAATGACCAACTTACTTGATAAGGGTTACTTAGATGAAAATTTAAAGCTAACCAATAAAGGTGCGGAAACTAAAACACCTGATTTAACCGAGTTGGTTGTGATGTATAAGTATGAGTTAAGAGCCAACGCACCTGATTTAGTTGCAGGCGGTCAAAGTAGACCATTTTGCAAGGGAATGATGTCGGCTAATAAGCTATACACTCGTGAAGAAATAGACCAAATCGGAAAAGAATTAGGCAATATTTATGGTGAGCCAAACTACGATGTATTTCGCAGGCGTGGTGGTTGGTACACCGATCCAAATACAGGAGTTCATCAACCAGCTTGCAGGCACGTATGGATGCAAGGAATTTATAAGAAAAGATAATGGCACGAGTATTATTTTTAAGCGAGGCTACGCTAAAAGCCGAAAGCATACTACAAGATAATGTAGACATGAAGGTTGTAACTCCAACTATTTTGGATGTGCAGAATTTCTACATCCTGCCAATATTAGGAACAACCTTATATAACGATTTATGTGCAAAGGTTATTGCCGGGTCATTAGTTGGTGCGGATAAGACCTTGATGGATGACTTTATCACTCCGACCATGATATGGTACTGTCGTTATGAGTTACCATTCAACATGAATTATAAATACTTCAATAAAGCGGTGGGTGTACAGAGTGCAGATAACATGACGCCTGCTTCACTTGAAGAGATAGCCATGGTAACTGATAGGGCAAAGAATAAGGCCGAGTGGTATGCAGAAAGATTGACTAAATATCTATTGAGTAACGAAACACTTTATCCAAAATATATCACACAGGAAAATCCAAACATTGATACTATCTACCCTAAGCGCACAAACTACACAAGCGGAATGTATTTAGGTGGAGTTGGTGGAGCTTGTTGTGAAGGTGAAAAGAATTTCAAAGGTTTAACGGTGGACAGAGGCAGAAGAGAATACTGTAATTATTGTTAACATGAAAAAAGGACCAAGCAAAAAGAATATCCAAAAACTTCATCAATTTATAAATGACAAGTCTAAATCAGATAATAAACAAGTTAGAACAAATCGCAGCAAACCACGCTCAAATTAATGGTTTTGGTTTTGGTGAAGAATACGAGATAAGCACACAACAGGAAAACTATCCGTTGTTATGGGCAAATGTTTTGGATTCGACATTGAACGATAAAATCTTAACGGTGGGTATTGGGATATTGATTTTAGATATTGTTTCTGATGATGACAGGAACGCTAATGATACGTTAAGCGATGGGTTGAGTATAGCGTGTGATGTGTATGCTTTATTAGCGCAAGAGAATGACCAATACGAAGTTCAACCGACTGTAAATCTCACACCAATATTTGAGGCATTTGCGGATAAAGTAAACGGTTGGAGAATGGATTTGACTTTAAACATAGTAACAGGCGTTAACAGATGCCAAGTACCAATAAAATAACTAAAAAATAAAAAATTAATACTTATAATTATGGCAATAGCATTAGAAGTAATAGCCGGAGCAGGCGGCTTCAAAGTAATATCAGACGATACAGCTGAATCGGGAGTTGAGTATAACTCGATTGTAGTAATGGAAGATTGTGAATTTACTGATTTTGAAATTAATGGTGAAGATGTATTAGCAGCAAATGGTTTGAGCGGGGTAACGATTAAGGCGGGTTCATTTTTACCTGCTGGCGTAAATGCAAAAATCACTTATTTCAGAGTAAATACAGGTTCAGTAATCGCATATAAATAATGATAGGCTTAGGCAATTCAGTTGTTAAACGCAAATTAGGTGGCGGCCCACCTGCTGCGCCTGTTAATGTAAGTCAGCCTTTTTTGGTTGGCACAGGTGAAGTAGGAACAGTTGTTACTTGTAATAGGGGTTCATGGAGCGGAAGCCCAAGCCCGACTTATACTTATGATTTTAGGATTGATAGTATAAGTGTTCAAAACACTTCAAGTAATAGTTATACGCCTGTAATTGCGGATAATGGGAAAACTTTAACGTGTTTAGTTACTGCTACAAATCCACTCGGTTCAGCAAGTGAAGGCACAAGCAATTCAAAGATTATAGGAACAGCACCGACAAATACTGTCTTACCTACTATTGACGTAACAGGGAATCAAGTTATTGGTACGGTATTAACTGCAACTGATGGAACGTGGACTGGTTCAACCCCTATTACATATCAATACCGTTGGACAAGGAACGGAGTTGCTATTACAGGAGCGACTACAAATACTTATACCTTGCAAGCAGCAGATGAATCAGCGACTATTAGAGTACAGGTTCGAGGTGTTAACTCGTATGCAACGAGTGCCTATGTAACAAGTGATGATTCTGTTGTTGGTGGTTATGCACCTGTGAATACTGGATTGCCTTCGATGAGTTTATCGGGTAATCAGTTGGTTGGTACACTTGTTACGGTTACAGATGGAACATGGACAGGCACTCCGACAATAACATATCAATACAGATGGTTAAGAAACGGAAGCCCGATTGGCGGTGCAACCACAAATTCATACACCTTACAGTCAGCCGATGATGGAGCAACCATAACAGCGGAAGTAAGAGGCGTGAATAGTTGGGGAACAAGCGCATATTCAACTTCAAATAATAGCATTAATGCAGGTTCAGTCCCCGTTAATGCCGTTGCGCCAACAGTTTCACCAAGTGGAACACAAAGTACAGGAACGGTAATTACTGCCAATGTAGGAACATGGGATGGAACACCTACTATTACCTATGCTTACAGATGGACACGTAACGGCTCACCAATAAGCGGAGCGACTGCAAGTACCTATACTATTCAAGTTGCAGATGATGGAACAACAATACGTTGTGAGGTACAAGGTAGCAACGCATTTGGAACAAGTGCGTATGTTGCAAGTTCAAATAGTGTAAGTGCGGTTAATGCAATAGCACCTGT